CTGTAGTTCCATCACGCGATATGGGATTTCTTCCTGGTTCTATGAAAGAAAAGATACAAGTTTACGAAGAACCATACCGCGAAATCTGCGACAGTCTATTTGGTCGTGGTGATGGTTATGATATTTTGAAGATGAAAGGTCTAGTACACTTTACAACCACATCATACTTGCGTGGTATCACGTTCAACAATGCCATCGTGATATTGGATGAAAGTCAGAACTTGTCATTCCAAGAATGCGACACCGTAATGACACGTATGGGTGATGAAAGCAGACTAATCGTTTGCGGTGATTTTCGTCAGACAGATTTGACAAAGCCGCATGAGCGTGAAGGCGTGACACAGTTGATGAAGATTACAAAGAAGATAAACACATTTGACCATGTAGAGTTTGAGAAAGAAGATATCGTTCGCTCTGGTCTTGTGCGCTCATACATAATACAAAAGGATGCAATGGGATTATAACATGCCAAAACTAGTTCTTATTACAGGTGGATTTGATCCTGTTCATTCAGGTCATATCGAATACATCAATGCTGCAAAGAGACTTGGCGATTATCTGTTCGTCGGACTAAATTCAGATGATTGGCTTACCAAAAAGAAAGGTAAGCCTTTCATGACTTGGAATGAACGTCATATTATTTTAGCTAATTTAAGGAGCGTAGACGATGTATTTGCTTTCGATGATTCTGATGGCACTGCTACTGACGCTATTCGTCGTATTCGTGAAGAGAACCCAGACCACACGATTGTCTTTGCAAACGGTGGCGATAGAACGAAAGAAAACATTCCAGAGATGAGTTGTGGTATAAATGATGTTGAGTTTATATTTGGCATTGGTGGTGTAGAGAAGATGAATAGTTCATCCTGGATACTAAAGAAATGGAACGAAACATGAGAACACTAAAACAAATTCTAGAAGCAATAAGCAAAAAGCCTAAGAAGACTGTTGACTATGAAGCACACGATGATTTTGGAAGCCCAAAGAAGAAAGTTTTGGCCAGAAAATCGCCTAGCTCCTCTGGCGGTGGTGGTGGAAACGGCGGCGATTAATGAAGAAGTTTAAGTTCGTTGAGGGCATGCCTGAACTACAGCAATTGCCCACCGACGAAAGCACAGGTGAAAGATTTTATGTTACACCGAGCGGCAAGAAATTGCCCTCGGTTACAACTGTTCTTAGTCATTTCAAAAAGAAGTCACTTATAGAATGGCGCAATAAAGTTGGTCATGAAGAGGCCAATAAAGTGATGTATCGCGCATCCACGCGCGGAACAAAATTCCACAACATGCTTGAAGGTTATCTCCGAAATGAGGAACACTTCCTTGATGGTGTAATGCCAGATATGAAGCAGGCCTTTCGTGACATGCAAGAAACACTTGACTTGATTGACAACATACACTATATTGAGAGTCCACTGTATAGTGAGAAGCTTGGTGTTGCAGGAAGGACAGATGTCATCGCAGAGTTTGGTGGTGTTCTTTCCATTATTGACTTCAAGACTTCCACAAAGCAGAAGAAAGAACAATGGATTGAAAACTACTTTGAACAGGGAACAGCATACTCTTTGATGTATGAAGAACTTGTTGGCAATCCAATAAACCAGATTGTTATTCTGATTGCGACAGATGATAGTGATCAGCCTCAGGTATTCATCCGCGACAAGAACCAATATATTCAAAACCTACTAGAAAAAATCCATCTCTATAAACAGGAAAACATTTTATGTACTTAGAAACCTGGATGATCGTAACAATCTGTATTGCTTTCGGCGCTTGTGCTTTTATTAGCAGACGCCAAGGCTTTGTTGTCGGTGCAATGAATACTTTGCAGGCCTTGGAAGAACAGCGATACATCAAAGTAGAAGAAGACGGCAGCATCAAGCGTTGGACTCCGTATAATGATTTGCCCGCGAAGAAGACCAAGAAAAGAGTTGACAAGTCTAAGTAACTAGTATAATATATACTTCTGTTATCGATGAAGAGGATCGAAAAACGTTTTGGACGCGGGTGCGATTCCCGCCGCCTCCACCAAAGATACACTGTGACCACTCGTTGTGTCCACACTAGGCGCCTAGTGACGCTAAAGGATAAACTCAGTGTATCTCTGATGGGGGCGAATTAGGATCGACAAGCGTAGAATAGTGAATTGGAGATAACCGAGAGGCGACTGTCGTATACAGCGCAAAACAATAGTAGCAAACGATAACTTTGCTCCTCGTTTGGCTCTTGCAGCCTAACATGCGCTCGGGGAGGGCGTGGAAACAGAACCTCCCCACCTTAACACACAACACAGGAATATATCATGTCAAAAACCCCCTATGAACTTCGCTATGAACTTCTCATGATGGCACAAAACATCATCAGCGAAAATCTAATGAACGAACGCATTCGTCTAGAAAACGATTGGAACATGGAATGCGACAGGCTTCGCAGACTGGATAATCCGAGTTATCCTAAGTTTCCAAATGTTCCGACTATCGATGTGAATAATGTCATTGAGTTGGCGAAGATTCTGAATAACTTTGTATCAAACACTGGAGAAAATAAGAATGATTAAGACTATGATTGCTACGGCTCTTATTGCCACTGGACTTATGCTCACGCCTGCACAGGCCAATGGAGTAAAGCTTGGCACTCTTACATGTCAGATTGAGGGCGGCGCTGGCTTGCTCATCGGTTCTGTCCGTAAGGGCGAATGCACTTACAATGCAACTAACGGAAAGTCTAAGCACTACACTGCAACCTTCTCGCGTCTCGGCGTTGATGTTGGCGTTTCAGGCAACAAGACTGTTGTTTGGGCAGTATTTGGTATTGACGGCACTTCTAACGGCGGACTCAAGGGCACCTATATTGGTGTCAATGCTGAGGCTCAGTTGATTGTCGGCGTCGGAGCTAATGCTCTCGTTGGTGGGCTTGAGAATGGAATCGTGTTGAATCCTGTTTCAGTCTCTGGTCAGACTGGTATTGGTGCAGCCGCTGGTGTCGCATCTCTCAGACTGGAATAATCACTAAATACTACAGGCACTAAATTAGCGAGGTCTGTATGAAAATCGTAAAACCGTTCTATATCTGGTGGATTACCAATCTAGCAGTAGCTTCTGGCGTATTCTGGGCCTATTATCACGGAATCGTCGCTGAAATTTGGAATGATGATGTTACGATGATCACTACAGCCCTCGCTGTTTTGTATATCGTAACAACCGCATTAATAGGTTATGTCGCATATACAAAAGATTTTACCAATAAGTTGGTCGATACTTGTTGGTTTCTATCTGAACAAATGTTAGCCCTTGGCATGTTAGGTACTGTTATCGGCTTCATCTATCTTCTCACTTCTGGTATCACCTCTGCTTCTGTTTCTGATCCTGCAAGTCTAGCGGCTCTGTTGGGTAATATGTCAGTCGGTCTAGGTATTGCACTGTACACAAATGCAACTGGTATTCTGTCCAGTTTGATAACAAAGGCTCTACTATATGCAGTAACATATGATCATGAAGAATAAGAAGTTTGATTTTCGCACCGCATACATCGACCTTCTTATAGCCCTTCTTATGGGCACAGTTGTCATATTCATGTTGACAACTCTTCTCATTGCACCAATCACAAAGAACAACGAAGGCATCAAGAAAAATGCCGACTTTATTATTTCTCTAGAATGGCCAGAAAACATTGACTGTGACGTTGACTTGTGGGTTCGTGATCCACTAAACAACATAGTCTCATTCAAGATACCTGAAAGCGGCTTGATGTATTATGAGCGTGATGATATGGGTAAGCGCCGCAGCGTGTTTGATCTTGATGGTCAAGAAGTCATAATTGATCCTGATAATAAAGAATACATTACACTTCGTGGCACTTTTCCTGGTGAGTATATCGTAAATGTGCATCTCTACTCTTGTTTGCAAACTGAGAAATCAGAAGGTATGCGTCAAGGACAAGCAATCAAAGTGCCTGTCTCTGTAGAGTTGACGAAGATCAATCCGACCGTAGTTGTCGTTAAACACGTTGATATTGTCATCGATAAAGTTTGGGAAGAAAAGACAGCTATTCGATTTGTTTTGGACGATAGAAAAAACGTTATTCGGTTCATGAGTGACTTCGTGCGCGTAAGGAAAGAAAGATAATGACACAGACCCTTCTATTGGTAATGGGACTTTTTGTTGCTTTATATATTGCAGGTTCATTCTACTATGATAACTGGATCAACAGACTTGCCGTTCTTACGTTGTTTGTGTGTCTTGCAAATGCAATATACTTCTCTCTCGACGGCGTAAAAGGTTGGCCAGCAGAAGAACCAAAAGAACTCAAAGGCACTATTGCATCTATTGTTATTGTTAATCCTTCAAGTGAAGATGATGGTGCTATCTACGTATCAGTCTTTTTATCCGATGAACAAAAGTGGTATGAGTATGAATATCCTCGCCTTGCACCAAAGACATTCTATATCAAGTATTCAAATAGCCGCGCAGCTAAGTTTGAAAAGGCAAAGCAGGCTATGGAAGAAGGCAAAGAAGTTCGCATAAACGGTGTTCCTGCCGAACAAGGAACAGGACAAGGTGAAGAGTTTGATGGTGAAGCATCTGATGCTATTTCTCAGATGCTAATGGACATTGTTAATAAAATGCTGCCTAATCAAAAAGACACTTACAAACCGGAAGCACCAACTGACATTGAAGTTGTCGAACATGGCACGCCTCCAGCGAAAGGAATAAGTCGATGACGAAATCATTTTCAATGCCTATTTGGCTTTACGCTCTTATATTGTTACCGTTGATAGCGTCTTTTGTTTTATTCAAAGTGGACAAGACACCTAACAATACAGTTGAACTTGTTAACATGGTAAAGCCTGGCATCGTTCTAATTGAAAACAAGATCGATACAGCAAATGGCGGCATAGGTACAGGCTTTATTCTAAGTAATAATATGATCGTCACAAACAATCATGTCATCGAAGGAAAAGGTAAGATCACAATCGTATCTCCTAACAGTTCAAGAAGATATGAGGCTGAGGTCATTCATGCCGATTCTATTGTTGATCTTGCTGTTATCAAGCTAAAAGATTGGGATAAGTTTTTTGCAGAAGAACATCCTGTCAATCTCACATTAGGCAGCAGTGAAGAAGCAAAAGAAGGCAGTAAAGTTGTCGTTGTCGGTCATCCTTGGGGTCTGACCTGGACTGTTTCAGAAGGGATCATTTCTTCAAAGAACAGAAGAATGGGTCAAAATCCAAAATACATCGATCAAGTTGATGCTAAACTTTTTCAAGGCAACTCTGGTGGTCCAATCTTTAACGAAGACGGCGAGATTGTTTGTGTTAGTGAACTCATGTTGACTGGTGATGGCGGTAGTTATGGTTTCTGTATTCCATCAAATCTTGTCAAGAAGGTTCTAAACGATTTCGAGAAGTTTGGTAAAGTGAAATGGAGAGCATTAAACGTACAAGTAGGGTTGACAGAAGATGGTTCTTCTGTTATATTAGAGAATGTAGAGCCTGATGGTGCTGGCGGAAAAGCTGGACTTAAGTCTGGTGATAAGATTTTGGAAATCTATACGCCAAAAAATCATCCTAAAGGCATAAAACCAAATGATGCTGATGATATCATTACCGAGATTGCACAAATGAATGGTGATGATGAAATCGTTAAGATTTTAATTGATAGAAATGGAGAAAAGATGATGTTTGATGTGAAGACAAATTACAGGCTATCTGAGGAATATACTCCAGATAAGGCAAAGTAATATGCCTACAAAAGATGAAGTGAATGCGTTCTCTATCAGCATCGAAATGTTGGTAGAGAACAAGAAGATGCCTTATATGGACGCTATCATTATGCACTGTGAGAATACTGGACTTGAAGTAGAAACTGCGGCTAAGCTAATCTCTACTGCACTCAAGGCTAAAATTCAGATAGAAGCAGAAGACTTAAACTTTTTACCTAAATCAAATACAACTAAACTTCCTTTTTGATCATGATATACAATCTGAGTCCTATAACAAATCTTCTTACTCCTGATTTGCCCAACAGAGATGTCTGGCGCGAAAGAATACAATCATTCTTTCATAGTCAGGAATATGATGCTGAGTTGCAAGATTGGTATTATGATAAACTGATCAGTAATATTTCAGAAGTGGATCAGTTGTTAAGAGGCATCAACTATGTTGATCCTTATACAGGTCTGTTTTCTATGCCGTCTCCGCATATTGAAGCGACACACTCATTCAATTTTGCCAAGTTTATTAGTGATCACTATCAGCATTTTTATGGTAAGAAAATACTTACTGTGTGTGCGGATTTCGGTATTCTGAACATACAAGCAAAGTTTAGTGGTCTTAACCTGATTAGTTCCATTCAAAAAGAGTATTATAATATTGGCACAGTTCTGACTTGTATTGGTAATAACTGTCCTCCATATCCCATCAATAAGTTTGACTTTGAAGAAGAGGATGTCATAATGATGTCCTGCGTCTTTCAGGAAGATGACTTAACTTATAAAAATTGGGAATTTATGTTAGACAAGAGGCTTAGTGGCAAAGAAGTCTTCTTTACTTCCAACACATATGTATATCTTCGTAGATACATGAACTATGATAAAATAGAACTTGTAATCGATCCTAAAAAGATGTATAATAGTGAAGATTACGCAGACATTTCCTACGGATACATGAACAAGATATACAGGTTGAAATGAAACTAACAGGATATGAGACTTACTGTCTTTACCTTGCCTTGAAGAACCACTTTACTCTTGACAAATATGATTTCTTCAAGTATAATGGTAAAACGAAAAATGTCAGCAAGGAATCATTTCTGATTCGGAAAGACAGATTTCAGTTTGAGAAGTTGGCCAGAAAGTGTGATGATGTAAAGACACACATGATAGTCAACTTCCTTGCAGATAGGACATGGATTGGTGATATGCTGGATGATGAGGCGTTTGATGCTACCAAGCGCCATGTGAAAAGTATCCAGTCCATGTCCTACAATTTTAAGAATGATCTGGAAAACATAGACAATATCAAAGAGCTATTCACTATGACGGATACAGGATATCCCAAGTTCATGGTCGAATATAACTTTGGCACTATATCAATGGAATCAATAGTCATCCTTGATGCATTCATTGGTTTCATATCAAAGTTTGATGCTAAACTCGGCGATGATTACCTCTGGTCTAAGTTTAGCTTCAAGGCACGGAAGTTTGCTCCGTTTTTACTCCAAGACTTGGATAAAAAAAAGTTCAAACAAATACTAAAAGAGCGTATAGAAAACACTATATACTTGACACAGGGAGATTCCTGTGCTAATATACATCAATAATACAACGCTATACAACGCAATATAAGGAAACATACAATGTCAAATTTCGCATCCCTCAAGAAGTCCTCTGCTGATATCGGCCGTCTTACCAAGGAAATCGAGAAGTTGAACGCACCCGCTGAAAGCGGCGGCAAGGACGATACTCGTTTCTGGCAGCCTGAAGTAGACAAGGCAGGCAATGGCTATGCAGTCATTCGCTTTCTTCCTGCTCCTGCTGTTGACGGTGATGATGCCCTTCCGTGGGTACGTATCTTCAATCACGGCTTCAAGGGTCCGTCGGGTAAGTGGTACATCGAAAACTCTCTTACTACGATTGGTCAGAAGGATCCCGTGTCTGAATACAACTCTGCTCTTTGGAACGCAACTTCCGATGAGAACTCGCCTCAACGTAAGCAGGCCCGCGAACAGAAGCGCCGCTTGACTTATATCGCCAATATCTTGGTCGTTACTGATCCGAAGAACCCTGCTAACGAGGGCCAGGTCAAGCTGTTCAAGTTTGGTAAGAAGATTTTCGATAAGATCACTCTTGCCATGAACCCGCAGTATCAGGACGAGAAGCCAATGAATCCGTTCGATCTGTGGAACGGTGCTAACTTCAAGATCAAGATCCGTCAGGTCGAAGGCTATCGTAACTATGATCTGTCCTCGTTTGACAATCCGTCGCCTCTCAGCGATGATGACGCAATGCTTGAGAAGATTTGGAAGTCGGAGTATTCTCTCAAGGAGTTTACTGATCCGAAGAACTTCAAGTCTTATGACGAGTTGAAGCGTAAGCTGAACGATGTGCTTGGCATCTCTGGAATGGATGTAAGCAGGGTTGATGTTAAGGTAAACGAAACTGTTACTAAGACATATACCAAGTCGGACGAACCTTCGTTTGAAGCATCAAAGCCACGCAAGTCTGTTGAAGACACTCCGCCGTGGACTGATAGTGAAGACGAAGACCTTGACTACTTTAAGTCACTGGCTGACTAAATACGAGTAGCAGGCGAGCGCAAGAGGGGAGAGTTTCGGCTCTCCCTTTTTCGTTATGCTATGTTTGGAGAACCTCTGTCGCCAACATGTCTGCCTTCATTTCTAAACTGCGCTCTATTGAAGGCTCTCTGTTGTGTACCAGCAGGTCTATATGCATCGGCAACTTTTTCTACCCATCTCGGATCAGGAGTTGGACTAGTTGGCTGCATTTCTTGTTGTCTTGGTGTCTGCTGAGTTTCTGACATTCTATCGACACGATCCGACAACTCACTTATCTTGTCATCGGCATATTCATTTGCTTCTGGCTTGACATATAGTCCTTCACCAGAATTAAACTTGAACTTTGGTTTGCCGTCTGAACCGACCGCAGTCAAGTCTTCATCATCTTGAACGTCTGGTGTACCACCGTATTGGTATTTTGGCAATTCTTCTGGTACTGTCGTTTCTTTTTTTACAATATTTTCTTCTGGTCTGCTGTATGCTATTATTGATAATGGTTTTTGTTTCTTTTCAACATTAGTGTCTGGCAGTGGCAATGCTTTTGATTCTTCTACTATTGGCTCAGATATGTTTTTTTGTTTTTCATAGTCTTCTTTAGATATTTGACCAGTGACTAGCATATGTTTTAGCTTATCGTCTTTGTTCGCAAAAGTGATTTTCTCTTTATCCTTACCCGAATATTCAGGAAAAATGGTTTCAGGATTTATCAATCTGCCACTATTATCTCTTACTTCATAATGAAGATGTGGTTTATTCACTGATCCCCATCCATTTTGATCAAAATATTGTACGGCAGCATTAATGTTTCCACCTAATTCACTAACCTTTTGATCAAATTTTGTTCCAGATCCCGTTATATGGGTAACGGTTTGTCCTTGCAATATAGTGTCGCCAACTTTCCAAGCTTCTCCTGTAGAAGGATTAATAGCAGGATCTTTAGCTGTATGTAAAAATCTATGTCTATATCCATTTTTATCTTGAATTTCAATGTAGTTTCCAGCTTTGCCTCTGTCGCTCATTATCATAGTTACTTTACCTTCACTCGGTGCAGTAACAGGTGCGTTTGATCCGACACGAAGTTGGCCTGTTTCAGGATCTGTAGAGTATATGTCAACTCCGCGATGAAGTCTTCCGCGACCATAACCAAATTCAGATGTAGCACCGTGTCCTTCATGTAACATTTTACCTGTAACGGGCACAGAATATCCTAGTTCGTTTATCAGAGTTTCTCCTGATAGTTGATAGTCCGAAGATGTTGGTGAAGGTTGACTATATACTTCTCTTATTCCAGCAATCAATCTAGCATTTTTTCTGTTTTCAATTAAAGTTTTGCGAGCTTCTTCAATTTGCTGAGGTGTAGAGTTTTCGTCTAATACTGGTGTATAAGTTGTGATATCTGTTTCATATGCTGACTGTGCTCCTCTTATTCTTGTGTTCATGCTTCCTTCAAGTTCAGCCGCACTGGGTCTTTCTACAAATCTACCGAAATCTGCTGCCATCTGTATTGGATCACCAGAAGCAAATGCTTTGTCATAATTTGCTTTTTCACTAGAATTTGGACCTGAATATTTTACAGATTCTCCCGATCTCTCAAGAGCAATATAGTCCAACTGAACTTCAGGATCACTCCAATCTTTACCTAGAGATTGAGCATAATTGAATAGTCCTTGTTTTCTCGGTCCTAACCATTGCATATAACCAACAGCGCCAATTGAATTTACTATTCCAGCTCTGAAACTAGATTCCGCATCTACGTTGCCAGCAACGGCAGCGGCCTCTTCTTTTGTGAAACCTCTTTTTTGTAGTCCATACATTACAGACTGTTTAGTGTTCATTCCTTCTGGGCGCGCGCCAACTTTTGATGTTGATTGCTTAATAATTTCTTCGTTGCTCATAGTTGCTTCTTCTATGGGTTTCATACGAAGCATACTGTTACCGTTTTCATCTTTATATGTTTCTATACCCATTGCAGTTAATTTTTCTGCCGGCATGTTTTTCAAAAATTCAACTCTTGGATCATCAGCAGATAATCCATTTCCTATGGCATCAAATGCACCTTGAACGTCTATACCTTTTTCCAACAGTTTAGCTTTCATCTCTTCAACAGTTGGTTGAGGAATGCCAGTTGGTCTTGCTGTACTATCTAAAGCTGCTTCTCCGCCATACATATCTTTTTGATCACCATAAATGCCACCACCGCGTTGATCAAAACGACCACCAGTGTCAAGGTAACGATTGGCTAGAATAAAATTAGAAATGTCAGGTAGTTCACGGCGATAATAATCTGGAAAAGCCTTAGCAATTTGAATAGGTGTTAATGCCTGCATCAAAACCTGAGCAAATCCAGGATCACTTGCCGCTGCCTGTACTCTATCACCAACTGGGATGCTCATTAAAGCTCTTAAGTCAATTGTTAAATCGTCGCTAGTGATAGGATTTACTGCCATTTTACTTTCTTCTTGCTCTCATAGTCGCTTCTCGGTCGCGTCTATCCTGTTCTTGTTTCTTTAAAAATTCTGATAGCAAATCAATATAAACATATTTTTCCCAGGGTATCATATTTTCAAGTTCAGCTAACGAATACTTGTGGTGCTGCATAAGCGCAAAATTCGTCTTATAGAAATTCACTATATTATCATAGCCGAACATTATTGAAAAAAACGCACAA